CCTGGCACTACAGGCAATGTGTTGACATCTAACGGCACAACTTGGTCATCTACTGCGCCAGCCGCTAGTGGTTTGACCAGAGCGCAAGTCACCGCAATTTCTCTTGTTTTTGGTTTTTAAGGACTAATCATGGCAGCACCAAATATTCTTGCCTCAACGACTGCAACGCCCCACACTGTTGCGATCACCCCTGCGGATACAGCTCGTAACGCATTGGTGACTGCACCTTCATCTGGGTCAGCGCAAAAAATCAATGAGATCATTGTGTCTAACATTGATGGCACAAGCGCATACAACGCCACAGTTGAATTGCGTTTGGCTGATGGCACAACTTATCGTGCTTTGGCTTCTACGATCTCTGTGCCGCCCAATGCTTCTTTGATTGTGTCCGATAAGACAACCATGTTTTATTTGCTCGACACATCAGTTACTGGTGAGGCCAGCACATTGTGGGCAACCAGTAGTACTGCAAGCAAGTTAACTTACACAGTAAGCTACGAAACTGTTTCTTAAAGGTATCCTATGGGACTCCGATATACGGGAAACATTGTCTCTGCTGGACGTAACGGCATTAACTACCCTGTCACAGCGGTGGAATACCTTGTCGTGGCTGGTGCGGGTGGTGGTGGTAATACTTCTGGCGGTGGTGGTGGTGCGGGTGGTTTATTGACCGCAACTGGATATGCTGTAACGATTGGCTCAAGCATCACAGTAACTGTGGGTGCTGGCGGTACTGGTGGAACAGGCAATAACGGAAATGGCACAAATGGCTCTAATTCTATATTTGGTTCAATAACCTCTACTGGCGGTGGTGCTGGTATTGGAAATTTTGGCAGTAATGGTGCGTCAGGTGGTTCTGGTGGTGGTGGTGCAAGTGGTGCTACTACGGGGGGTGCTGGAACATCGGGACAGGGTTTTGCTGGTGGAAATGGTCGAAATGGAACTGGCGGTGCTAGTTCTGGTGACCCTTATTCTGTTGGTGGTGGTGGTGGTGCTGGCTCTGTTGGTGGTAATGGAACTATTGCTAGGTCTGGAAGTGGTGGAGTTGGTTTGGTATCTAGCATTTCAGGCGCACAAATTCAATATGCTGGCGGTGGTGGCGGTGGTGCTGATTCATATCGTTTAGCGAACTCGGCTGGTCTAGGTGTTTCTGGCGGTGGAAATGGCGGTAGTGGAACTACAACCACAGCAGGAGATTCTCAAAGTGGTTCGTCTGGTTTTGCCAATACAGGAGGTGGTGGTGGCGGTGGGTCTGATAACAATTCTAGTTATCCGCAAACAGGCGGTGCTGGAGGCTCTGGCATCGTAATAATCCGCTATCCAGCTTACTTAGCCCCTGCTACATCAACAACAGGCTCACCAGAAACTTATATCACAGGCTTTTGGCGTGTGTACAGATTCGTTGCCTCTGGGAGTATCACATTTTGAAAAAAGAAGTTTTTTCTGTTTATGTGATTACAAATTTATCCAACGGGATGAAGTATGTTGGTATGTCTAAAAATATACAACAACGCTGGAATAACCATAAAAACGCAAACTACTTCACTTCAAAGTTGCACATTGCAATTCATGCAGAAGGCATAGATAATTTTGAAATGACACACCTTGCAGATTGCTTTACAAGAAACGATGCCGAGTTGCTAGAAAAAACATTTATCAGCGAGTACGGCTCAAGATACCCAAATGGGTACAACCAAACTGATGGCGGGTATGGTACGGCTGGAAGGAAATTAACCGACAAGCAAATGGATATGTTGAAACATCGTAATCCAATGCAACAAGAAAATGTCAAACAAAAAGCATCAGAGCGTTTAAAAGGCGTACCAAACTCACGAGTAGGGCCGCTTAATTATTTTTATGGCAAAACTGGTCTTAAGAACCAAAGCACAAAATATAAAGTATTGGCTACAAACCTTGATACTAACGAGCAACAAGTTTTAGTTGGAATTAAAGAAATAGAAAATGCTGGATTTACCTACAGAACTGTAATAGACCGTGCTACAAAAAGAAGTTTGCGTACAGTTCACAACAATCACACTTTTGAACTGGTGGCACACTGATGGCTCCTACAGGATTATTTACTCTCAGACAACAAAACCAAGCTATCAGACAAAAGGCATGGAGTGGTACGCAGAAAACTAATTTTGTTGAATACTTAGTTGTTGCGGGTGGTGGTGGTGGTGGGCAGATCAATGGCGGCGGCGGCGGTGCTGGCGGCTTGTTGACGGGCATTCTGACTGTCACTACTGGTACTTCTTACACAGTTACCGTGGGCGGTGGGGGTACTGGCGCAACATCCTACGTAGGAACATCAGGACAAAACTCGGTATTTTCTAGCATTACCGCAACGGGAGGTGGACGAGGTGGTGGTGGAAGCAGTTCTTCTCCTTCTACGGGTGGTTCTGGTGGCGGTGGTGGAACCGGGAACCCGCTTCCGGGGGCTAGTGGAGTTGTAGGTCAGGGTAATTACGGTGGTAATGCATCAGGGACTGCGCCCGCTTATGCCAGCGGAGGGGGTGGAGGCGCTGGTACTGTTGGATTACCCGCTGGTAGCACTTTCGGTGGGAATGGTGGGGCAGGTATTGCGTCAGCAATTAGCGGCACAGTGACCACATACGGCGGCGGTGGCGGTGGCGCACCAGAAGTATCCTACACAGTAGGAGTAGGGGGTGTTGGTGGTGGTGGTGCCGCGAATACCAACACTAACGGAGTAGTTGGAAGCACTAATACAGGTGGCGGTGGTGGTGGAACTAGTTCAGCAAACGGCGGTAACGGCGGTTCAGGCATCGTCATCATTCGCTACCCAAGCACATTTGCCAATGCAACAAGCGTAACCAATGGAACGCTGACAACTGCTAACGGCTATTCTATTTACACATTCCTTTCTTCTGGCTCAATCACCTTCTAAGGACAAAGCATGAGTCAAACTTTATTAGGTGGATTCCTTTCCGCAACCTTTAACCCACTGTCTGGTGCGCCTACGACTGTTGAATATCTAGTGGTTGCTGGTGGTGGCGGGGGTGCGGGCGGTAGTTATGGTGGTGGCGGTGGTGCTGGTGGTCTTTTAACTGCTACAGGGTATGCCGTAACCATTGGGTCAAGTATCACTATTACTGTAGGCGCTGGAGCCGCTGGTGGAGCCGCAGGAGCAGTTGGAGGAGTGGGAGTTAACTCCACTATTGTTGGTGGCACAACCATTACAGCAAATGGTGGTGGTTCTGGTGGCGCATCTTCTTCTGCTAATGGTGGTAATGGTGGCTCTGGCGGTGGGGCATACATAGCAAATACTGCGGGTACAGGCACAAGTGGTCAAGGGTTTGATGGCTCTACTGGTTTTAATGATGGAACTACTGCCGCAGGGGGTGGTGGTGGTGGGGCTGGCTCTATTGCAACTAATGCCGTCTCAAAAATTGGTGGTGGTGGCGGTACTGCACAAGTATCAACCATAACTGGAAGCCGTGTATTTTATGCAGGTGGCGGTGGTGGCGGTGAACATAGCGCAGGTGTAAGTGGAGGATTAGGTGGTGGAGGTATTGGCGGTAATGGTGGTTGTGGTGCTGTTTCTCCAACTACAGCATTAGCGAATACAGGTTCTGGTGGTGGTGGTGCTGGACAAGGTACAGGTAGCACATCTGGAACTGCTGGAGGCTCTGGCATCGTAATCATTCGTTACCCTGCATCACAATCAGCACCAACTGCAACAACTGGTTCACCACAGATTAACTTTGCTGACGGATACCAAATTTATACATTCACGTCCTCTGGGACAATTACTTTTTAAACGGAGATTGATATGGCACATTTTGCTAAAGTAGAAAACGGCGTAGTGACTTCGGTCATTGTGATCGACCAAGAAACATTGAACCTTGGTCACTGGGGCGACCCTGCACTCTGGGTTCAGACTTCCTACCGAACTTCTGGTGGTCAACACCCTGAAGGCAGACCACTGCGTAGAAATTATGCAGGTCTTGGAATGTTGTATGACGGCGTTGGCTTTCATGCTCCACAGCCTTATCCCTCTTGGACTAAAGACGATGCAACCTACCAATGGTCTGCACCTACACCTATGCCTGTAGTTGAAGGCAAACGCTTTAACTGGGACGAGCCAACAACATCATGGGTTGAAGTAACTCAAGGAGCCTAACGTGGCTCAATATAGCGGCATATTTACGCTGTCTCAGGCAAGCCAAGCCATTAAGGACAACAACTGGACAGGACTGCCTCCGCAGAATGTGGAGTACTTGGTCGTTGCTGGCGGCGGTGGTGCGGGAGGTGGTAATTCTGCTTGCGCTTGCGCTGGTGGCGGGGGTGCTGGTGGATTACTTGCGGCATTTTCTGGCCTTACTGTTGGAACTCAGTTATTTGTTACTGTTGGTGCTGGAGGTGCTGGAGGATTAGGTGTACAGGGAACAAATGGCGGTGTCTCTGTTCTAGTTGCTACATCATCAGCCGCTGTTACAGGAAACATTATTGCTTCTGGCGGTGGTGGTGGTTCTGGAAGCACTAATCCTAGTTCTAACCCTTTGCCAGGTTTAGCGGGTGGTTCTGGAGGCGGTGGTGGTGGTGGTGCGCCTTCAGGAGGAGAACTTAGTGGTGCGGGAGCATCAGGGCAAGGAAATACAGGTGGATTAGCTATTACTCCCGCTGCATCAGGCTCTCCTAATTATGGTTCTGGCGGCGGTGGCGGTGCTGGAACAGTTGGGCTAAAAGGTGGGACTACGTTTG